TAGGTTTATCATGTATTCTATATTTAAAAGTACCAGACCAGATTGCAGCTCTTCCAAATCCATCTGAAGAATTTGGGGGAATGAATTTTGCAAATGGTGCTATAGATGGATTTACATATTTCAGTTGGGGTAATCATGGTATGCGAGATACAAATATGCTAAGACCATCTACAGAAGAATATGTTAAACCAGAAGTAGGAACTTTGATTATGTTTCCATCATGGTTAAGACACTCTGTGAATCCATTTTTTGGAGAGGGTGAAAGAAGAACTTTCTCTGCTAATATTAATATCACTAAACCTAATGATGGAATAAGTGATAAAGAGAAAATTACAAACCAACTTAGAGAAAGAGGGCATGATGTCGAAGTACAAATATGATGAAGATAAGGTTTTGATAGAGTTAAAGACTTATATTGATAGCACCTATGGTGAACACTACAGTAAGAATAAGTTTCAGGCAACTGAATTTATTATTGATGGTGGTCATGGTGAAGGGTTTTGTATCGGTAACATACTAAAGTATGCACAACGGTATGGAAAAAAGAATGGCAAGGACAGAAAAGACTTGTTAAAGGTTATACATTATGGTATAATAGCATTATACATCAACGAATTGGAGAATCAGGAGTGACATTGAAACTTTCATATTACAATTCGTTAAAAAGAATTGGAGAATCAGAAGTGACACAAGTACCATCGCAGCATGCTAGGCTGTTAGTTCTTAGTCAAGAAATAGACTTACTAAAAGAAAAACTACGGCCCTCTGCTACTGGGCATATACACACTGCAATAAATGTTTTAGAATATCAAATAAAAGAAATTGAGGAGACTATAAATTATGAAACTGAGTAACCATACCACTTCAGTATTGAAGAACTTTGCTACTATTAATCAAAATCTAGTGATTAAAGAGGGCAACACAATTACTACTATGTCTGCAATGAAGAACATTGTTGCTAAGGCAGATGTAGAGGAGACATTTCCACAAGAAGTTGCAATCTATGACTTGAATGAATTTCTTGCATCTATGTATTTATTTACAAGTCCTGTATTAGACTTTTCAGAAAATCATGTTATGATTACTGAGGAAAATAATACTTCAAACTCTCTGAAGTATTTCTATTCTGATCCATCAGTTGTTACAAGTCCTAGTAAAATGATTACTATGCCTTCTCAAGAAGTTACTTTTACAATGAGTAACGAAGATTTATCTAAATTGAAACGGGCTGCTGGAGTAATTGGAGCCCCAGACATGGTTCTGGAAAAGAATGGTAGTGGTAGTTCTCTTACTGTAAAAGATAAGAAGAATGACACTGCAAACAACTACTCTCTTGATGTTGCTACTGATGGTGAAGGTGAGTTTAACTTCTTCTTCAAAGTAGAAAATATGAAACTGCTTGATGGTACTTATGATGTAGAGATTTCATCTAAGAACATTAGTCACTATACAAATAAAAGTTCTCCAGTAGAATACTGGATAGCACTTGAGCCCGAATCAACTTACAAAGTTTAATTTAGGAAATTTATATTATGGAAACTTTTTTGTGGGTGGAGAAATACCGCCCGTCTACTATTCGTGACTGCATCTTACCAGATGATCTAAAGAAAACATTTACTGAATTTGTCAATGACAAACATATACCAAACTTAATTTTGTCTGGTGGCCCAGGCGTAGGTAAAACTACTGTCGCCAAAGCCATGCTTGAGGAAATAGGTGCAACGTATATGATGATAAATGGTTCTGAGGAATCTGGTATTGATGTGTTACGAACTAAAATTAAAAACTTTGCATCCACAGTTTCACTTGAAGGTGGGCGTAAATACATTATCTTAGATGAGGCAGATTATCTAAATGCTCAATCTACTCAACCAGCTTTGCGTGGTTTCATGGAAGAGTTCCATAAGAATTGTGGATTTATTCTAACTTGTAATTACAAAAACAGATTGATACCACCACTACATTCTCGTTGTAGTGTTGTAGATTTTATCATCCCAAAAGATCAGAAACCTAAACTTGCACAAGAGTTTTTTGCAAGAGTTCAAACTGTTCTTACTAAAGAAGATGTTAAGTTTGATCCAAAGGCTGTTGCTGAACTTCTAAATAAGTTCTTTCCAGACTGGCGTAGAGTTTTGAATGAACTTCAAAGGTATGCTGCATCTGGTATTATAGATGCGGGTATCCTAGTAAATATATCTGATTCAAATATAAATGAACTAATGCATTCTCTAAAACAGAAGGAGTTTACAAATGTCCGTAAGTGGATTGTACAAAATCTTGATAACGATCCTGTACGCATTTTTCGACGCTTGTACGATAATCTGTACGATTGTGTTGATGGTTCTACTATTCCTCATGTTGTAGTTATATTGGCAGACTATTCATATAAGTCCGCCTTTGTTGCAGATCAAGAGATTAATCTTTTGGCTTGTATGACTGAGATTATGGGTCAAGCGAAGTTCAAATGACCTATGAACTCAAAGACTACTTAAATGCAATCAACCATGAAAAGAAGAACCTCATGGACACAGACGATGAAATGTGGGAAAAGAAATATCCACCTTTCATCGTAAACAAATGTCTGGCCCCATTTCCAGATACCATCATGCTTGTAAATGAGATGAATGTTAATTCTCACTTAGATCATAAGTTACAATTTGACTTTTTCCTAAATAGTATCAGATCACGGAGAAGGTTTACACCGTGGATGAAGGCGAACAAAGTAACAAATCTAGAGTATGTTAAAGAGTATTTTGGATACTCAAATGAAAAGGCAAAGTCTGCCCTTAATGTACTTGATGATGATCAGATAAAGGCTATCAAAAATAGCTTGAATAAAGGTGGTAAAAATGGAAAACATTAATTGGACACAAGACCATATGCTTGAAGTTGTTCTGAAAGAACCAGACGATTTTTTAAAGATACGAGAAACACTCTCTCGTATCGGAGTTGCATCAAGAAAAGAAAAGAAACTATATCAATCCTGTCATATATTACATAAACAGGGTAAATACTTTATTGTGCATTTTAAAGAATTATTTGCACTAGATGGTAAAAATACTAACTTATCAGAAAATGATATTGCTAGACGAAATAGGATTTCTACTCTATTAGCTGATTGGGGTTTAGTCGAGATAACAGGTAAAACTGAACCTATAGCTCCACTTAGCCAAATTAAAATAATTTCATTCAAAGAAAAAAGTGAGTGGATTCTTGAAACTAAATATAACATAGGTAAAAAAAGAGAGGGTTAGTTTGGAAGCTTTCAAGTCATTCATATCTGAGTCGAAAGATGAAAAGTATAGAGTTGTAATTCTCACTGTTGAACATGGTGATAAATCAATTACAGCAAAAAAACTTTCAAAGGAAGCAACCAAGCTTGGATTGCAAAATACTATTGTGCAATTTGATGGTGCTACTTTAAGGTATGCTGATGGTAATCATTTTATTCATAAAATGAATGATGACAAAGGTTTTCAAACAAATTCTTCTAACACAATTATTTTTGTTCGTGGTACACCATCAAAAGATAGTCACTTAGATTTAATATCTGAGTTTGAAAGACTAGGCTATTGTTGTGTTAATAGTAGAATTACTATTAATATTTGTGCAGATAAATATCGTAACTATGTTAGATTAAAAGAATATGGGTTGACACAACCAAAAACAATTTTAATACCAAATAAAGATATGATAGATGATTCTCTTGAAGCCTTAGATACTAAGTTTCCAATTATTATGAAAACACTAAGAGGCTCTAAGGGTGTTGGTGTATTGTTTATTGAATCTAAAAAGTCTTTGGATGCTATTGTACAATTAGTTTATAAGACTGATGAGGATAGTGATTTACTAATTCAAGAATATATTAAAACTGATGGTGATATTCGTGTTATTGTATTAGGTGATCGTGTCATTGCAACTATGAAAAGAAATGTAGTTGAAGGTGATTTTAGATCAAATTATTCTCAGGGTGGAAATGTTTCTGCATATGAATTAACTTCTATGGAAGAGGAACAATGCTTACTAGCAGCCAAAGCTGTAGATGGCATCTTTACTGCGGTTGATTTTATTCCAGCAAAAAATAGAGAAAAGAAACCACCATACATACTAGAAGTAAATAGTTCGCCAGGCACAGATGGTATTGAAGAGGCAACTAATAAAAATATCTCTAAAGAAGTTCTAACACACTTTTTAAATCCAGATGTAAGATACTCTGTACCTGACCAATGTGGATATAATGAGATTGTTGATATAGAACCTTTTGGAGAAAGAGTTGCAAAGTTTGATACAGGCAATTCTGTTTTGTCAGTGTTGCATGCTGAAAATATTAAAGTAAACGGTAACAAAGTGACATTCACTAATAGTGGAAAAACTATTACCACCAATCTAGTTAAAGAGTATGAAGCCCAAACAGGTGCTGGAGTTGATGAAAGATATGTCGTAAAATTAAATTTAACTTTTTTTGGTTCTACACATGAGTTTATGTTTGGATTAGATGACAGAACTAAAATGGGTACAGATGTATTATTAAATAGATTTGTAATGAATAAACTTAATGTGATGATAAATCCACAAAGAAAGTTTTTAGTGACAACGGAGAAGGAAAAATAAATGGATATGAGTACACAACTAATAAAAGCAGCAAGAATGCACGCTGCAGGTGAACTAGAAAGAGCTAAGACAAACATTATGGTTTATATGAATCAAAGTGTAGGTATTGGTGAACATAGTGATATTGTTGAAGCTATTCAAGAAGAGCTTGATAAAATGGCTATGGCAGAAGATCGTATAGAAATGCTTAATAAACATTTTGAGTCTACTGCAAAAGCTAGAGAGCTATTACAAGAGGATGATGGGGCACAATTAAATATTAACTTTAATGAATAAACTACTTGACATCTAACCAGAAATGTGATATATTTATATTATGAACTTTTATACAAACATTGTCCAGTGGGGCAATTCTCTATTACTTAGAGAAGTAGTGAATGGCGAACGTATTAATCGAAGGGTTAAGTATTCGCCAACACTTTACGCACCTGTTGCACAACCTACAGAGTGGAAAACTCTTGATGGTAAGTATGTAACACCTATCAAACACAATACGATCAAGGAAGCTAAAGCTTGGGTTGAGCAATATAAAAGTCAATCTAATTTAGTTTATGGCAATAATCAATTTCACTATTGCTATCTTGCTGATCAGTATCCTAAAACTGTAAATTGGGATATTGATAATATCCTAGTTGTTACTATTGATATTGAGGTTGCTTGTGAGAATGGATTTCCAAGTCCAGAAAAGGCAGAAGAGCCATTATTATCAATCACAGTAAAGAACCACCAAAACAAAAAGTTTGTTGTATGGGGTGTTGGTAAGTTTGAGAACACTCGCGAGGACGTAACTTATGTCGAGTGTGAAAGTGAACTTCATCTTATACAAGAGTTTCTTGTTTTTTGGGAAAGGCATCAGCCTGATATCATCACAGGTTGGAATACAGAATTTTTTGATATTCCTTACTTGTGTAATCGTATTTCTAAACTTTGTGGTGAAGATGAAATAAAGAGACTATCTCCTTGGAGAAATGTAATGTCTCGCGAAGTATTTCAGATGGGTAGAAAACACCAAGTGTATGAGATACAAGGTATTGCTCATCTAGACTATTTTGATCTATATCGTAAGTTCACATATACAAATCAAGAATCATATCGACTTGATCATATTGCATTTGTAGAACTTGGTGAAAACAAAGATGGCAATCCATTTGACACATTCAGTGAGTGGTATCAAAAGGACTT